TGGATATATGAAGAATTCGACCTTCCCACGCGTACGTGTAAACAGGGCTAATCACCCGGCCAAGTATAATTTTCTTGGTCCCAGTTAGCAATACTATGAGAGTATTCTAGATTTCTTCGAGTGTCCCTTTTGGTTAATTTCTGAAGGCTGGAAACTCCAACCGTTGGAAATACCCTGCAAAAGAGCTAAGTTATAGCATCGTAGATAACTATAATCGCTCTTGGGCCGCAAGTCGGCTATGCGGTACAACCGTTAAGACTTAATTATTATGAACAAAAATTTATTTCAAATAGTAATTAAACTATTCGTAATGATATTTTTGAACACAGATGTTAAGCTCTTCGTATCTCTTTATTTTAGATGTTTAACTAAACATTTAAAACACCACGGGGTAGTGAGTACAGTAAAAATATTTAAACAAATAAGATTACATGTTACTCGTTACCTTTGTGGATCACCATTGAGAACAAACTCAATGATGATAGGGATAGATAAAGATGGTTGACCAAAAATGATCAATTTCCTTAAACCACTTGCTAATGGTACAAGATCAGATAAACAATTACTTTTATCAATCTTGTTCATTACAAGAAGTTTTGTGGAAAAAGACAAGAGTAAACTAGTTCCTGACTGAAGTACAATAACTCAACCCCGAACAACACAAAAGGAATATATTATTCCTTCTGGATTTATTAAGGATTGAGTGTTGAACAATCATTTAGGAACTTATAAAAGTGAGTTTGATGATTCAAATCATTTTGTATCAGTTAAGAGTAGTCCAACTGGACCATCTACACTGACTGCACTATGAGGACTATGAAATCATAGTTATGAATCATTTAATTGACTTTTTAAGATTACTAGTTTATCTGGTGTTGATTATCTTACAAAAATCATGAACTGGACTTGATTAAAAGACCTAGGAAATAAAAATAATAATAAATGATCTAAACAATTTTTAGGATCTTTATCATTAATTTATGACCCAGAATGTAAAGTTAGGATTGTAGCTATGTTAGATTATACAACACAGCTATTTCTCCGACCTATACATAATGACTTGTTTAAACTTCTTAAGAAGTTACCACAAGATAGGACTTTTACCCAAAATCCATTAAATGATTGAGAAAATAATGAACACTCATTTTGATCAATCGACCTTACCGCTGCAACTGATAGATTTCCAATTAGTTTACAACGTCGGTTATTACTATATATATATAGTGATCCCGAAATTGCAAATTCTTGACAAAATCTATTAGTACATAGAGAATACGCTCGTAATGGGTTGAATCCAATTAAATATTCAGTTGGACAACCTATGGGGGCGTATTCGTCCTGACCTGCTTTCACATTATCTCATCATCTTGTCGTTCATTGATGTGCACATTTGTGTCATATCAATAAATTCAAAGATTATATAATTCTTGGTGACGATATCGTTATACATAATGATAAAGTTGCTAAAAAATATATAGAAATAATGGGAAAGTTAGGAGTGGGTCTATCAGATAGTAAAACTCACGTATCGAAAGATACATATGAATTTGCTAAAAGATGAATCCATAAAGGACAAGAAATATCGCCATTACCTATTACAGGAATTGTTAATAATATAACAAATCCCTATATAGTATTAATGAATTTATACGATTTCTTTAAAATCAAAAGAAACCAGTATAACTTCTCAGGTGATATACTAACTATGTTATTAAAATTATACCAAGGCTTAAAAATCTATAAGGGAGATAAAAGTAAAAAACATTATTACTTATCTCTAAATAGATTTAAAAATCTTGATATATTTTTATTTGCGCTAAATAATACTTTTGGATATTCAACATATGATCACAAAAGATCATTTTTGATTTCCAAAGAGTACAGTAAGGATTTACCGGGACCAAAAATAATGCAAGATTTAATATYTTACGTAATTAGTACTGGTTTATCTAATCTTACTGTGGAAAGTGTGAATAAATCATTGAAGTTTGTAGATACCATAATAGATAATAAAAGTCTATTAAATATCGAAGACCCTAATGATTTGTCAAACCTTCCATTATTTAAAGGTTTTCAAGCATATATCTCTAATCTTCGAAAGACTGTTGAAGGGTGAAATAATAAATCGATTTCACTTATCGAAGCCTCAAGAGGATTAGTCCAAATGGATATACTTCCAATTATGAAAGGTTCTAATAGGAAAATTTTAGAACTTCAAACAATTGGTAAAATATATCAAAATGGAATACAAGAAATAAATAATACTGATTTTGAAATCTTTGGTTCTTCCCAAATGATACACCCAAACGAAAGTTTAGGTATTCAAGAAGGAAGTTCATTGAATTCATTCTCATCATTATCATCTAGTATAGATACTAACTTGGTTTTTATCCAGAATGAGTTAAATGTTATAGCTAAGAAGAACTGAATGCCTCCTGCAACTGAAGATTCAGTTGCGGATTCATATGCAGCCTTTGCAGCTATGTTCAATTAATATCATTACCGAATACAGTTGCAAATCTAGATACTCAAAAACTATATTGAGTCTAGACTCCAACTGGGGTTTTACACTTATGTGTAAAACACC